TGGAAACCTCCTTTTCTCTCCCGCTTAGGGACAGGCGTACTGTAATACGACGGCGAAGCGCTCGTTTTTACACTAAAGACTAAGTTAGGGAGTTTTGTAGTTTCCATTTCCCTGAAAAGGGAACAATTTACACAAAACCTGACTTCGGAAATTTGGTGACAACAAATTGCGAGAAATTTGATTTGACATTGGAAAAACGAAAACTCATTTAGTACCTATTTAGGACAATGCATTTGAGTCATTAAGTAATTCTTTAATTTCGGAATTATTTACCCAGTAGAAGTTTTGGGACCGATTAATTTCCTAACCTTAATTTTCTGCGCGCTTTATGCAGAGGTAATTAGTTATCGATTCGAATTTATTCAATTAGAGGCTTAATTATTGATTTTCACCATTGTTTGGCGATGTGGGAAATTTGGACTTTGGAAAACCCTTTAGCAAGGCTATCGAACAAAGTATAAAATGCTACGTTTTCGACATAGAGGAGATTGTACGTAACAACCCGTCCTCTTGACTAGCAGGAATAGACTGTTACCCAAAATTTTAACCTTCAACTATGGCTACAAGTAAAAGATTGAACGTTAAAAGCGAAGTGGAAGCCCCACACATTTTTATGAAAGAACAATTTTTAAAGATGAACATTGGCGATGAATTTGGAATATTCAATTATAATGGAGATAATTATACATTTAATGCAAACCCTAATACTGACCCTGTATCTTGGATTAATGAACTTTATCAGAATTCTAAATTATTAGGAATTCTTGGACTTAAAAATGAAATTCACTATCATATAACATCCGTTTATGACGGCATCGTTTCCTTCCGATTGCGATTGATCGCAACTCGTGATAATGTTAGATTAACTTATCATGAGGTGGGATCAGTCAAGAAACAAAGTGAAAGATTATTATATACACAATTTATTAGATATTTGTATAATTTAAATAATGAAGAATTAGTTTCTGGATCATTTAAGAAAGTAACCGCTGACGCACAAATGGACTCAACTGAATCAACTTCTCAAGGAATGATTGAAGCCGATAGTGAAAAAGAAATTAATACTATTATCACTCGTGATGTACCTAAAGAAGAAGCTGTTTTATTAGATTCTCTTATTAATAAAGAAAAAATTTTACAAAATCTTTCAAGTGCTCAAGAAATTGTTAATTTTCAAACATTAACAAATAGATGGTTTCAAATATACCATGGAAATTTTTCAACTAGTGATGGATTTAATGGACAAATTTTTAATCAAGCTTTTCCCTCTTTCTTTTATTCTAATACAAGTTCTGTTAATTTATTACCTTTCAAAACTTTTGTAATGAGTGCACCTTCAATTTCAATTAAAGTAAAACCTAATTCACATAAATTTGCTCAAGGTAAATATGTTTTAAGTTATTTTTATGATTCAACTAAATTTAATGAAAATGATATTTTAGGAGTATTTGCTGATGTTGTTAGACCTCATGCATTTATTGACCTTAATGAAAGTAATGAAGCTCAAATAGATATCCCTTTTAAAGCTAAAACACCATTTATAATAAATATTGCTAATGCTGAAGGATATGAAACTGGACAATTTGTAACTGTTTCAATTAGATCAGTTTCACCTTTAATGGTACCTGATGAATCCCCAACACAAGTACCTTTTACTATGTTTATTAAATTTAATGAAACAAATTTTACTGGTATGAGATATTTTGCTGAACCTCAAATGGGTTTAGAAATGTCAAAAGATGTAATATCTGGAATTAAATCTATCCCCGTTATTGGAGGAATGGTTAGTGGAGCAACAGGTGCTTTAGGTCATCTAGCACTTGCTTTACAAAGACCTTTTAGAAGTGATGAAACTATGAAAGAAGTAGAAAAGAACTTTAAATACGTTGGATTAATTAGTAATCGAGATAAACCATCTTATATTAAACAAGCTTGTGATATGAGAATAATAGCTTGCGGAGCATTAGGAGATGGAGTTGGAATAGAACCTACTATTCCTATGAGATTGGACCCGACTGCAACTGCTATTCACTTACCTACTATGGAAGTAAGTAATAGTTTTAAATCTATCTTAGATATTGTACGTATACCTGGAATTATTGATGTTTTTAATTGGAGAATTTCTCAGGGAACTGAAACCCTATTATGGGCTAATCCTGTTGTACCTGTAAATAAAACCCCTTCTAATATTATATCTAATGTTAATTATCAACCATTATCAGATTTTAGTAGATTTTATAGATATTATAGTGGTAGTATTAAATATAGATTTGATTTTGTTTGTACACAATTTCATACTGGAACCATAATAATTAGTTATATTCCTTATAATACTTCTTACACCTATGATCAAGCTAAATCAGGTTATTATAAAATATTTGATTTAAGAGAACAAAAGACTGTAGAATTTGATGTTCCATATATTAGAACAACCCCGATAGATATTGTACCCTATTTTTCAGACAGTAGAACTGTATCTCGTGGAGTAATCCCTCCCTCACCTGGACAAATTAAAGTTTGGGTTGTTAATCCTTTAACCCCAATACAATCAGTTTCGACAACAATACAAGTTATTGTATATAAAAGTGCTGGAGAAGATTTTCAATTATCTTATCCAGTCGGATCTGAAATTGAAGATTATTTTAACCCTACACAATATGGAAATGCCCAAATGAGTGAAGAACATATTACAACTAATCAAAATGATGAAACTGAAAATTTTAATAAATTAATACCTATTGGAGCAAGATTACAAGTTAATGAAGATCATATGAATATTAAAGATCTTTTGAGAAGATGGCGAGCTTATCGTTCCGAATATACCCCTCAAGTTGGAACAAATTATTTAGGATTAACTATTAATAGTGGTTTTAATACTTTACAAGATAAAATTATTAGACAATATCGGTGGTCTAGAGGTGGAATTGTGATTTTGTTACTTTCCAATACACCTGGAAATATTTATAGAATATATCATGCCCCTCAAGGAACATACTTTAGAGGTATGGATTGGACTACACATACAGCCACAAGTTATGAATCCTATGCTAGTACAATATGGGATACTAATGTAAATTCTACTTGTAAGATAGAAATACCTTTTAATGGAATATTTATATATAATGATAATTTATGGCAATCAGCATCTAATGAAAGTAATGTGGAAGTATTTGATAGAATATCTTTTAATTTAGGATCATTAATTTTACAATTAACAACACAAAATGTACAAGATAGTATTACTACTTTTAGTAGGGTAGCAGATGATTTTGAATTATATAATTTCGTAGGATGTAATTTCTTTACTCAAAGACCATCTTATTTAGAAACTTTAACAGTGACATTTGATGTAGAAGCTAAGAAATTAGCTGAAAGCGGAGATATTGAAACTAACCCCGGACCTACCTATAACGCTATGGCTCAAATGATGGAGTCATATGAAGAACCCTCTGAAATTTTGGATTTTAGTACCCGAGTTTGGGGAGGTGTTAAGAGCATCTCTTCAAGCGCAATTGCCCCTGTATCAAATACTTTATCTGCAATGAAAAATTCAAAATTAGCAGTAGAATCCCTTACAAAAGCTTCTCAAGCTTGGGAAAAATCTGGTGAAACTCTAAATTCAACTTTGGAATATTTAAAAGATATTGCACAAAATATAACTTCTCATGTAAAAAATTCATGTAAATGGATAAAGAATGGAGCACAAATTTTTAATAGTGTTCTACATTTTTTGCATACTTTTATTTCACCTAAATGGCAAACTTTTTGCCTTTCAATAACTGGAATTATAACTAGTGTTGGGAATTTCTTTGCCCCAATTGGAGAAGTACTTTTAAACTTCTTTACCTCAAGAACTCATACTGCGGAAGAACAACCAGCAGCAGGCGCAAGTGCAGACGCTCAAGCACCATCTTTAGATGATAATGATGTGATCTCCTTGTGTAGTTTGATCTTTGGATCATTGAGTGGATTTTTGGGATATAGAGGAAGTGCCCCGAATATGGGAATATGGGCCCGACTTATGAGATTTAATGATAGTTTCTGGAAGACAATAAATGGAGCTACAAAATTTTTACAATCATTTATTACCGTTGTTAAGAAAATGTTTTATTGGTTAGTACAGAAAATACCTATTGCAAGAGAATATTTTACATTATACTCAGAAAATGAAAATATTTGTCAATTTATTAATGAAGCTCAATTTTGTTTAGATGAAGTAAATTTGCAACAACTTGGCGACGAACCTACTTTTAAATATCGATTTTGGACAACAACTGTTATGGCTTATAGATTACAAAAAATCTTAATATATAAACCAGAGAAGAACACTAATCAATTATTAAGACTTATTCAAAAACTTTTAGATAAATCAAATGAATTAGCAATCTCAATGACATCTAGTCCTGTAAGATATGAACCTTATGTTTTGAAAGTTAGTGGAGATACTAAAATTGGAAAATCTTTTATGATCTCTGAAACATTACCTGAATTATTAGGGAAATGTTTTGGAGTAAAACAAAATAACCCTGTTTTTACTAGAACACCTGGAGTGGAATTTTGGAATGGTTATAAAAATCAAAAAGCCATTCTTTATGACGACTTTCTTGCTGTACGAGACCCAACTATTGGTGTAACTCAAGTAATTGAACTTTACAATTTAAAAAGTACAGCTATAATGAATATGAACATGGCAAATATCAATGATAAACAACTTAAAGGAAATCCCTATTTAGTTACCCTTATTCAGAATGATGGTTTCACTGTTTTAAATGGAACTGTTCAACCTGAAGCCTTTTTAAGAAGAGCAGATATGCATTGGAGGTGTGAATTACATCCCACTTATAAAGGAAAAGATATCAGAACAATACCATCTGATATAAAAGCTAAATTTCAACATTTGATTTTTAAAAGATATTGTGATCCTGCAATAGCAGCTTCCTTAGAACCTACTACATATACTTATCGTGAATGGAAGAAAATGGTTGAATTAGATATGAAAGATTATCATAAAAGAGAAATAGTAAATATGGGAAGAAGAATGAAAGCTTTGACTAAAACTTTACCAACTAATGTTAGAGCTAGTTTAAATACTGTAGATCCTTATTCTGTATTTTATGCTACAAATAATGAAGTTGCTCAAAATTTGAGAGCAATTCAAACTGGATGGTTACCGAATGATGTGTATGAAGCTCATACTACACAACTTAGAACATTTGTTGAAGCTTATCAAAAAGTTACTAATGAAGCTAAAGCTCAACAAAAGAAAAACACTGAAACTGCAAAACGAGTTCGTTCAAATAGAGCTCGACGACATATAGCCGAAGATGAGACTGATCCTACTGAAAATTTCTCAGCTAATATATTTGATGAAGATATAACTGTTAATGAAGATGAAATAGTGGTTCAAACATCTAGTGGAACTCCAATACCTCTTTTATTAGACCCTACAACATCTACTGAGGCTGATGCACAATTTAATCTTAATGATATATTAGACCTTGGTAAGGAATATTTGAAGAGAGTTTTGTTTGTTCCTAGTTCACCGTATGAAAGAGATCAAATACCAATTGGTGAATGTCCTGTATGTAGAGATGATAAAGAGTTAGTAATAACTTGTAGAAATAGTCATGATTTGTGTCAAGATTGTTTTGATAGAATTCAGGAAACAACACCTGAAATTTCTTGTCCTATTTGTAGAGATGCTAATATAGATCGAATGCATGTAAGAGGAGAGTGGTGGAGTAGATTGAGAGTAGTTTTATGGACCCAAGAATCCTTTACCTGTGTAAAAAGACATGTTAAATTTGGTATACAACATCCCCGCGAAGCTTTACGGAGAACTCGAGATTGGTTAAATCATAGTCCTATGGGACAACGTGTTTTAATAGGAATGATGGCAGCCTTTTATGTATTTTATGTTTCAAGAAAAATTGTCTCAGCTCAAAATGATTACTATGAAGCTACTCATGTTTTATATACAAATTGTGGTATTTCACATAGCAAACCAGAAACCCAATCTTATCTTGGAGGATTTATTAAATGGAATAATTGGACAATTGATCTTTGTGGACAGGATATTGATGAAGTTCCTGTGGTATTGAACAAGCCATATGATGAAGGTGTTGCCTTTATTGGAAGATATGATTTGCCTAATACTTTAGGAATACCTTCTATATTACCTGTGAGTTCGAGAGAAGAAGATCTTTTTGGACCCCCTCCATGGCATGGATATGGTGGAAATAAACCATATTATAATGCAAATTCACAAGCTCCTGTAGAAATATCAAAGAGCAGTGAGTATAAAAGAACATTACCCCTTTCTGAGAAAATACCTGTAGGACTTGGAGAGTGTCCGCATTTACAATTAGGAAAGAAAGTGAATGAAGGAGACTTACTTGATATAACTTATGAACAAGATTTTGAATCTCTAAATAGTGATTTTGGATGGGTTGTACAAACGGATGATGAAGAAGCTATATGGATGCCCGATGCACCGTGTCAATACCCTGATTGTTGGCTTTCTCATATTGAGAATAGGACTGTATTGTTACATACTTGGGCAAATGCTAGAACTAATTTATTTGCAAGAGTGAGAAGAGATTGGCGTTCACCTCAAGTTTGGCCTCTACCTAAGGAATATCTCTGTAGAGAATCTGAAAATTTAATGAAGAAAACAAAATCAAAGATTATGGATCAGATTAAATCTTATAGGAATAGTTCTTGGATAGAGAAGGCTGGTGATTGTTTCGGTGAAGTTTATAAATATATTAAAATTATTGGAGCAATTATTGGTGGAGTGATGACAATTTGCAAAGGATTTCAATTTTGCAAATGTATGCTTGGATATGGACAACCTACATCAGAACCTCAAATTATTAGTTCTGGTGAAATTAAGACTCATAAATTAAACAAGACAAATCGATTACCCCGACAAGCGACAAAAGCAAACTCTCAATCTAACGAATCACAAGTTAGTGCTACTGAACGTTACATTGAGAGAAATACCTTCTTTGTACAAGTTAGTTATAAAGAAGGAAACCAGGATAAAACTATGAATATGCGTGGTTTAGGCGTTTTTGGACGTACTGGAATAATACCAGCACATTATGGAAAATATATAGCAAAAAAAAACAAAAAGATTTTGAAGAAAAGAGAATTACAGATCTTATTATTATAGTTTACCCATTTATAAATAAAGAAATTACAATATTGTACCCTGATATTAATAATAATTTAGCTTATAGTGATAGTGAATTATGCTTTATAAACCTTCCCCCCCAATTTTGTCAGTTCAAAGATTTGACACATATGATTCCCACTGTTGAAGAACATAAAAATATTGGAGGAACATATGTTCATTTTGAACCTAACCCTGCTTTAAATTCTATTTTGAAAGTCCCTGGAAAAATAAAAGGTTTCCTTAACAGTCTTACAATAAACAAAACTGATAATTTTGCTGCTTATGAAATTTTTGATGTTTATTGTACGACTTATGGTACTCGAGGTGCTTGTGGATCCGTTTATATTGCAGACTATACAAAACCATTATTTGGTATGCATGTAGCAGGAGACAATAGTACCGGTAGGAGTATTGGTTACGGAATACCTCTTATTTACGAAGATATGCAAATGGTAAAAGAAGGAAAGGCTGTATTATCCACCTTTATACCAAAAGTTGCTGATCCCCAAATTGCTTTACCTGGAGCAATTATCCCGATTACAACACTGAAAAGAAGTGAAACTAATCATCTTCCTACTAAGAGTAAAATTATTAAAAGTTTACTTGATCAACCTTTGGAAGAAGCCCTTGGTCCCGCTATTACAGCTCCAGCCATACTTTCAACGAAAGATCCCCGCTGGATTTGGGACAAATCCCCCTTATATTGGGGATGTATTAAACATACACTTCCCCCAAGACCTTTTCACCCTGAAATTTTGAAGGATACTTATGACGAACTGGCACAGAAATTTATTACGATTTTAGAACCTGTTAAGAGTGTAGAACCACTTACTATTGAACAGGCAATTACTGGTTTTGATGATGTTCCCTATTTCGATACATTAGATATGTCAACTTCTGTTGGTTGGCCTTGGAATGTGGGAACAAAGAAAAGGAAAGATGATTGGATCCATTTAACTCGAGATCCAATCTCAAATAGAATTATAAACGTGGAAATTGAGGAAGAGCTTAAATTAAATTTAGCTCTAAAAGATTCTTTAAGATCTAGAGGTATAAAACCTTTTACTGTTTTTCTTGACTGGTTAAAAGATGAGAGAAGAAAACAAAGTAAATTGGAAACTTCTGGAGGGACAAGAATTTTCTCTCTTTCACCTATTGATTTTACTATACAATTACGGCAATGTACTCTGGACTTTACGGCAGCAATGATGAATAAAAGGTTAGAAATCAATTCTATTGTTGGTATTTCACCTGATGGACCTGAATGGTCAATCTTAGCTAACAATTTAACTGGATTCTCACCTAACATCATTACTTTTGATTATTCTGATTTTGGACCACGACTACCTGCAGATGTCGGATTTGTAGCAATGGACATTATTAAAGATTGGTATGCAGAGCATGCTAATAATAATTTTGATTATGCCCAACGCCTTGATGTAATGAAAGAAGAACTTTTTCATTCGTACCATTTAATGAATGATTTTATTTATGAAACTTTATGTGGTGCACCATCAGGAGCGGCGACAACCGTTATCCATAATACCCTTGTAAATATTCTTATGATGCGCTATATTTGGCGATATATAATTTTAAAACAGGGAATTTCCCTAATATACCTTAACCGTTTTGATGAATGTGTGAAAATGTATTTGTATGGAGATGATGGGATAATGGCTGTAAAAGATTCAGCTTTGGAATTCTTTAACCTTAAGAATATTATGATTGCTTTTCAAGAGCATGATGTTATTATTACTGACGCTGAAAAATTAGCATCGCGTCAGAGAGGAGAACCAATTCCTAACCTGGATAAAATACCTCTATGTCAGACGATTGAAGAGGCCACTGTTCTTAAGAGAGGTTTTAAACGACACCCCTCTCGTAAGAATCACTGGTTAGCACCTATAGATGAGAAATCTATTAAAGAAACAGCTCGATGGTGCTGGAAATCGAATGATCATGTTGAGGCAACAAAACTAAATGCAGAGCAATCTCTTATGCTCGCATATGGACATGGACCCAAGTATTTTAATAATCATAAAAATATTATTAATAAAGCTTTAAAATCTATTAATCTAGAACCTATTAATCTATTATGGAACGATCTTGATCGCAACTTCTTTGGAGTTGAAGACATATTGGGAGATTTTATACCGAATACCCGATTGAACGAATTATTCAGGCTCAGTACACCAAGCAAGATTGAGAAGGAAAAGCTGTTAGACTTGCCTCTAATTCCCAACCTCCGGCAGGAAGGTCAAGGTGGGCTAAAGGCGAGTTTAGTAGTATTAACAGATGAACAGATGAATAGATTTAATAGAACGACTGGCGGCGGTATCTTACCTTCCGCTCTTGCTTGGGAAAGAGAAGAGAATATCAGCATCCCTGACTATCAGCTTAGGGGTTGCGGTGATAAGGGAGTCAATCCTTTATTCGGCTGAAAAGAACAATGTGTCATTTAAGCTTTAGGAAGTTGTGTTTACGACCCGGAAGTAAGTATATTTTAGTATTAGCTTTAGTAGTAGTGGCTTTAGTATTATTTTAATTATTAGCTTAGCTTTTGTGTATGTCTAAAACGCATGAGAAATTATCAACAAACTACTTAGTAGAAAAGATGCTGAAACTTTTGCATTATAAATTTGCTTGCATATATAAGACAAGTAATGTTTAAAAGTCAATCACACGTTTTTTGTTAGTTTCTCGCTTACCTAT